TTGTCATTAATTGTCACATGGATATTTGTACTGCCGAGGTGGTTATCAAGTGCTACCCAGTTTCCTGCAAGTCCATCATAACAATTCCTCTCTCCCTCATCTGGCAGGTATATGCCGTTATCTAAAGTCGTTCCCATATATACTCCTAGTAATTGTATACACCATAATCCGCTGTGCCGTATGGACTGATGCCGTAACCTCTCAGAGATGGCAGATCGTCAGTGAATATATCCTCATCGTAATTGACCAGAGTGATAGATACACGCTTATCACCCGGATTAACCTCAGTCACCCAAGCCTTGATCAGCTCACCGATAGCAAAGAAAGGATACTCCATACTGATACCATAGTCAGAGCACCATGTCAGAGAGCCATCTATCACAAGATGATGACTGTCTGAGCGTGTATATGTGTACTGAGACATAGAGCCGTCAAGATTTCTGATATAGACAATCCCTGTAGTCAGTGCCTCAGGTATCTCCATATCTGTCTCTATAGTATGAGATGATGAGACATACTCTGTCACTCTGCCTGTTACATTACTGAGATTTTCATCAAGAACAAGACCAACCAAGTCATTATATTGACAGTTAAGACCATCATACTCAGTCTCTATCTTGTAGGTAACTCTGGTACTCATGAGATATCTGAGTCTCCTCATACCCATAGCCACAGCTTGCTCATAAGAGGTCACACCAAAGGCTGTCATCTTTTCCTGATGTACTGACATTGGATATGCAGTGACTAAGCTGTCACCATTCTCATCTACATGACAAAATACAGTCTCAGTCTTGTATGTCTGAGGAGAGGTGTAGTCTACTACCACCTCATCAACATCATCATCCTTTGGCAGATTGAAAGTAATCTGAGGAGACTTGGTCAGGTTCTGAGGAGTGAATATCTGAGTCAATGGCTCTGCTACACCCTGCACATGCAGTCTAGTGAATGAGAGCTTATTATTGAGCACTACCGGGGATGCAAAGCCTACATTAAGGCAGTCTCTCAGTACATTAAGCAGAGTACTATCATCATCAACGGTACCATTAAGAGTCAACTGCTGAGAGCTCCAGAGAGCGTCATAGTACAGCAACGATATATCATTGATAATACCTGCATACTTAGAGGCATTGCAGACATACTTGACTACAGGTGCTATCTCCTGTGTAGCAATCAAGTCACCAGAGCTGATGTCCGGGAGCTTTCTAGTCCAGTATGTAGCTATCTGGTTCTCTGACAGCTCAGATAATGTCTCTGTACCCTTAAATCTGCAGATAAGCACTGTCATGTCATCATACTTATTGACAGTACTGATGACTGACTTGAGCCCTATCCACTTGCAGGTATTAAGAGCTCTGGTGCTATTGTCAGCATCAGAGAGATTTTTCATCCTGAACTCATAATTACCCGGAGTCTCAAGCTCAAGCTGATAGGTAAAAGCAAGCTCATCATTGGTATGGTCTGTGAATGTTCTCTCTACAGTTACCCATGGATCATTAGTACCTGCTAGTCTGTAGCCTATCTCTATCTTGACAGATAAGTCACGGAAAGAGCCATCATCCTGCAGATATCCCAAACCTTGAGGAAAAGCAATATCATACTCAAATATAGTAGCCTCAGCTCCATATGGACATGCTCTGTATGGACCTACATACTCCCCGGCAGTGCTTGAGCTTTCATCAATAGTGAAACTCAGAGAGCTATTAGGTATACCCTGTCCCCAGAACTCCACCCACTCACTTATCACAGCATAGTCCTGAGACACTCTGGAGACATTGTATACACCTGTGCTGCTATCATGAGAATTGATGATATACATGCCGTTATCAGCCCATGGATAATCCACCGGGAGACCCTGAGTCACTAATATCTCAGTAACATGATCTACAGAGGTGTTATATGCTCCTGATGGTGCTGTAGGAGTGGCAGGATAACTGCCTTGGTCAAGCTCTGTACTGTCTACAGTGATAGTAGCTATCTCATCATTATCTACAGTGCTGTAGGATACATCTAAGAGCTCACATGGAGATGTGACTTCATCTGTGGCATCCACACTCTTAATACGTGGACCCGATGTACCTCCATGAATTGTATATGTGAGTCTTGTGATTTTCTTAACTACTATTCTCACGATGTCCCCGGCAGAGGTAATCTGCTGAGTATCAGGATCTGTAACTCTAGCTCTCAGCCATGACTGATGCAGAGCATAATGGTCATCAGCAAAGTTATCAGCAAGTACCACATCCATGGAGCTAGTACCTGCAAGAGCATCATCAGTAATGGTATCTGATGAGCCTACAAGTCTGGTGTTATTAGCTCCAGAGATGGTAAAGTACACACCATCACCCCATCTAAGGTCTAATTTTTTCTGTATAGGAGGAGTGACTGACGGACCTGCACAGCCATATGATGTATAGCCACTGACATAGTAGGTACCACTAAATGTATCATCAGTAAAGTACACACTAGGATTAGACTGTGATGACTGATCAGTCTCTGATACAGCAGGCTCAAGTGTATGACCTGATGCAGTGACCTCTGTAGAGGAGTAGTAGCAATACCATGACTTATCCTCTATAGAATTATCAGCAGTCATAACGGTACCGGGCTCATAGATAGCTACTCTACATCCCTCAAGCTCATTGATTGGTGTCTCTCCCACATAGATATCTGAGTGATTAGCCTCATAATCATAGTAGCCTACACCTTGGCAGAGTATCACATCCATGAACTGCTTATTATTTCTGTAGAATACATGCTTATCAGCGAGGTAGTCCGGGTAGTGCTTGAAAAAGCCAAAGTTCTCAGGCACTACCTGAGTGAGCTTGACCTTGTTACCTTGAGCGTTGACATCATAGATGGAACTGCCTTGCTTGGTATCTCCCTGAGTAGCAGAGGTCATTTTATTTGCCATGATAATGCTGTACACAGCAGTACCCACAGCCATGATGACTGAGATGATAGCTATGACTGTAGATACTTCAATACCACCTGCCTCAAGGACTATCTTAACCCTCTTAGCATGAGTAAGGTCAACTATAGACCAATCATCATATGAGTATCTTACAGCATCTACATATGCACTCAGATATACAGATGTCTCTGGAGAATATGACGGACACTCACGCTTGATAAGATCTAAGAGTGTGCATGCATGAGCATCAGTATAGTGATGCTCTAAGACCTTACTCAGATCCTCTCTACTTACTACCTCTATCCCTAACATATCTGTAATACCTTTTTTGAGACAGTGATACTCTGTCTAATTGTTCATATCTGCAATTTCTCTGCTGTGATGTATGCAGTATCCTGCCACCTATCCACAGTCCTACATGATACAATCTGCCGTTAATGAAAAAAGCCACAATATCATAATCCTGTGGCTCTTTTACCTCTGCAAACCTGCCCGAGTCTCTCTCATACATCAGCCCCTTGTTCATATCTCTCTGAGTGAGGTCAGTGTAGTCATGTAGCTTGATGTCTAAGATCTCTCTGTACACATCTACTATCAACCCCCAACAATCAAGATAAGGGTACTCTCTGCCGTTGGGGGTATGCTTGATCAATAGATAATCATTTATTTTCCTGCTCATATAACCTCTTAAGCTACATACTTGAGTCCGGGAGCATTATAGGTTGTATACCTAAGCTTAGGGAATTCTGTGTTAAGCATATCACAGAAAGATGCTGTAAAGTTAGCAGCATCTCTGGTTAATTGACCACCTGTCACAGTAAGCTTGAGAGAGTACAGTAGCTCCTCAGTCTCTGGATGCCACTGTCTAAGAGTCAGATATGTAGTAGACTTGCTCTGCAGAGTCCTCTTGACATAGTCATAGCACTGACCAGATACACCACATACAGAGAAAGCCAAGTCAGTAAAACCACTATCCGACCTCTCAGGGAGCTGAACTGTAAAAGCCGATGCATGATAGAGCACATCATCAATTTTCTTATCCTCATATGCAAGGATAAAGTTAAGCTCACCTATCTCCCTATTCTCTATAGTGAGAGT